TCACCCAATTACTGTAAATTTTAAATTCTTTAAGTTAATAGCAGTCATCTTGTTGCAGTGCTGACACTTGGTTCGGGCTCTTTTCTTTAGCTCATCAAGGTCTTCACTAATCTGCTTTTTCTGCTCTGTAATCTTTGTTTGTTGTCGGGACCAATATTTCATAGTGTCTTTGATCCACATCACAGGATTTACTTTTGCTCCGCACTTCATGCATGTAAGTTCTAAAGCTTTAGTGTCAATCTCTACTTGTGCATGCTGACACTTACGCAGATTTGTTCTTGGAAAAGGAACAACATTTTCTTCGACATTCAAAACGATATGATCTTGAAAAGGGTAGTTCATATTCCCTCTGTATTCTTGATCTGTCATGCTGCCACCTTCAGTGTTTTTATTGCGTCATTTATAGCTTTGTTGAAGTTGCGAACATCTTGCTCTAGTGCTTCGATAGCCAAGTCTTTCGCAAACACACGAATAATGATGATCTGTAGTCCTTCTGGTAAACGTGGGTCATAGCTCACAAAGTCACACCATTCACGACGAGTACAAGCCAATTGACTAGTGATTTGCGGGATGTACTCATCTGGCACTTGCTTAGTCAGCAAGGTATTCAAATGCGTTGTAGTGTCTGGGCACTTAACTTCGATTTGACCATCTTCATTAACAAGTCCATCTGGTGAAGCCCCGAACATTTCAATGAAAGGGTGGTCAATTAAACCTGTACTTACTACAAAGTTACCCGTTTCATTTTCATAAGCTGCTATTGCATGAGGCTCGTTATCGATACCCCATTGCATAGCTTGGTTAGTGAAGATTTCTTTCTGAACGCCAGTTAGGCGCTCAGCTAGAATAGTTAAACCCAATGCATTTAATGCTTTGCCTTTATTTGGCTTTGCATTTAAATCCTTTACTCGGCTTGCTGTGACTTTGCCACAGCGTTCCGAATGCCAATCTTTACTACGCTGGAGAATGTTCATACACTTGTCCTTGTGGTTGATCAGCATGTTGAGCTGCTTCTTTTAATGAAGCGCTATGCTTAGTCCAGAAGTATTTTTTGCAGTCGCCCTGAGGCAATTCAGCGTAGCCAGTTTGCAAGGCTTCTGTGCCTTCCATTGCCAAATCGCGCATGTTATCTAAATGCTGCTGCTCATAGGCTTCATAACCTTGAGGGACATCTGAACTAACAGTCTGAACGGTAGGGATATGACAATCATCAATACGACGAGCTTCGTCTTCGTCATAAATACCTGAGAAGCCGAAGGCAACACGGGCACATTGAATTAAAGCCTTATGACGTAGCATCCGTTTTGGGTATTTTTTCCAAGGTTCTGAATTACCCTGACACTCGGATAAATACTCAGTCACAACAGTAGGGTGGTTGCGGTCTTTACGGAAAATCTTGCATGTGCATGACTCATCATCTTGTTCAAACTGGATACCATCACATACAGGATTGTCATTAATAATGCGTGCCCATCCATCAATACCAACAACTGGTGTGATGCCGCCACCTTTGGCAGGGAATGCATAAATTTCTTTTGTAAAAGGATTTAGCTTGTACTGGTTTGCAACAATTAATAGAGAAAGAAATTCATCATTTGTTGCTTTCTTAAATACTGTATTAACAAGAGTATTTGCTAACTCAGCAGGATCAACATCTTGCATATTAAAAGCTGATGCAATCTTGCTAACTTGCGACAAAACAATATTACTCATCTTTTAATCCTCAAAACTTAATAGATACATGTGGAACTAAGCCTTTATTGATGGCTTGCAAAATCTCTTTTCCTTTTGCTTCATCAATACCCAAAGCCAATAAGCCTTTAAGTGCTTCATTACAGATTTTTTTACGATGTGCTTGGTTTGCTTGGCGAGCTTCTTCTGCTTTGCGTTCAGCCTCTAGCTTTGCTGCTTGCTCAGCCTCAATACGTTTACGTTCTGCTTCTGCTGCATGTTGTGCACGTAATTCAGCAGCTTCTTTTTCAGCAACTAAACGAGCTTCACGTTCAGCAGCTTCGCGTTTTTCACGCTCTGCTTTAGCAACAGCTTCTTGCTTTTCACGTTCTACACGTTCGGCTTCTTCTTTAGCTTTACGCTCAGCTTCTAGGCGGGCTCTTTCAGCTGCTTCATGTGCAATGCGTTCTTCGTGTTCACGTTGTAAACGTTCTTGTTCAGATTTGCGTAGGCGCTCTAACTCTACTTGCTCAGCTTCACGTTTTAATGCAATTTCAAGTGATTTTTTATATGAGCTAAGGGCTGCATCTTTTTTGATTGCTGCTTCATTGGCAAATTCAGCAAAGCTTTCATCAATTGCCGTTGCCTCAACTTCACTTATGATTGTTTGAATAAGGTCGCTAGTTGAAAAGGTATCAACGCGACCAGCATCAAAATTAGAGATGCGATCTTTAATTGACTGAATGCGATCTTCTTCAGCTTTTTCCCATTCATCTAGTGGCTTACGAATTTCATCACGTAAAGCATCACACTGATCACGCCATGCTTTACGGTCACGATCAATCACAGCAGCTTGCGCCTTAATACCTGCCACCAAGTCTTTTCCATGGTTATCTACAGCAGTTTTAGACTTACTTACCTTGTAAGCTTGAGATGCAATAGCATCACGTCCTTTTTTAGTTGAAACATCAGGAACAATTGAACGTGCTTGCTCAGCCATGCGATTGAATAATTCTTGAATACCGTTTTCTTTGCCGAAAGCCGCTACAATCACGTTTTGTTCTAATACTTGCAATTCATTAACTTGTGTATTTACTGGCGCATTCATAATCTTCTCCTAATTCTTTTCACTTGCTATGTATCTTTTAACTAAAGGGATGAGTTCTCTTTGAGTCGTTAAGTGGTCACCCTGAATCCTGTCATAAATTGGGTAAAACCTATCTTTCACTTCAACTTGCAGAACCTGAAAATCACCTTTGCCATCTCGATACTGAATTTGGTTTGCTATAAGCCAAGACTTGAAATCTTCTAGTTTTGACTTATGGAGTAGGGCGCGTTTAGACATCACCCACCTCTCAACTCATTTCTAATTTCAGCCAACCGCTTTAAAGTCTCACTTAGGTAGGCGATTTTTGTCTTAATAGAAAACTGATCACCTAGCTCTAATTGGATTTGTTCAGTGCCACGGCCCACATAACGCAAGTGAATCCAATTGCCGCCATCAGTGATGACTGTATCTTTCTCACTAGAAAGTGGGAGCAGGGCATTTACAGAATCTTTAATAAGAGCTTGAAGTCTTGATACTTCGATAATTTCAGGATGTGCATTCATAACATTCACCATGGAGCGCTTAAATGCGCTCTCTAATTCCTGATTCGATAAGGTCTTTAATCTCAACTACGTCCAAACGATCAACGTAAGCCAATACCTCGCCATCTTCGTCATAAACGCGAATGTCTTTAATCTCGTTAATTTCAACTTCACGCCAAGCTTGATAGCCGTTGCCATCAATTGAGTACTGAGCATCAAAATCAACTTCTAAAGTGAACTTTTCATTTGCAGTTTGAAGTACTGCTTGTTCATTTTCAGGGTCGATTGATTCAACTTTGAAAGGAGCTGCAACCGTTACAGGTTCGTTATTAGCAGGGGTGAAGGCATAAGCAGCAGTTAGAGCACTAACTACTCCTACGAATCCCATGGATTTGACTATGTTGGCTTTTATATTCATACTTATCTCACTCATTGAGTAAAAGTCCCTGTCCGTCGAAAGCTAGGGGCTTTTTTGTTGGTTGGTGAGATATAATTTAGTATTTACTAAATATTTAGTCAAGAACTTTAGTGAATTTATTTGGTGAAAAATTTCGTATACACTAAAAATAAGAAAACCCACACGGGGTGGGTTAGATGGAGTTTATTATGAATCAAGAACAAGTATTCCAGCTTATCCTGGCTTTAATTCAACAAGGTTGCACAGATCCTGATGAAATAGTTAGCACTATCAAAACTATTTCAGAAAAAGTATTCTAGTTTTCCTGAGGAACGTGCTCATTTCCTCTAGCAACGCTATGGCATTGTGAATAAAGTTTTAACCAGTAATCTCTAGACTTCTGTTCGTCGGCTACATTTTTATTTTGAGCCATAGTAAAACCAACTTCCTTATTGGCGATTAATACCATCAATTCATAAGCAACACGAGCTTCAGAGTTATTTTTTAATTCCAATGGTCCATTTAAAACTACTTTATCTGTCATTACATTTCTCCACCCGATCTGTTGTAAAGACTGTGTCGGGTTCACAGTTTAAATTTCTTGCTGCCCTGAAAACTCAATTCTTGAAAGAAAGCCAATGGGTAAAGCTATTTGCTCTCCTGTGATGGTTTCAAAATTAACCCAAATTGCTGATGCTTCATTCTCAAAATTAATACTAGTTAGTTTTACCAGATTATAGGGTTCTGCTTTGCCAGACATGATTATGTTAAAGCGACAATTTTCCTCACGAACATAGGAGATGAGCATTTGGTGTATTGCCGTCTGCTCAGAGCTTGTTAAGCCTCTATATTCGTGTAGTTCCGGTGGCTTGTATTTTTTGCTCATGGTATTTGCTATTAATTATCAGTTTATGTATTTTTAAAAATAAGGGTGAGGGGGAGTTCGAACCTCCCCCTCGGTGCTTACCAAGTGAAGAATTTGAATATCGATAAAAAGTCGATTTTTATCTTTAATCTAAATCCATTCTTAGTTCGCAGTTCCAGTAAAAACATGGCATAAACCTTGTAATTGCTGGTAGGCACCTACCAATATAATTGGTAACTTATATAGCGCTATGCCTAGCGCTTGCCCTGAAAGTGTGCGCACACCGTAGGGGCGTCAGCTCACTATTGACACTGGACCTTGTCCTGCTCCCTGAGCAACGTATCTTTAGATCACCTTTAGCAGCTTCCTAGGCTGCAATTCGGGATTAGGTGTCCCGAATCCTTTAATGAGTTATTTCCCTATTGTGTCTCACCACAACCCCAATAATTGATATTTCAATTTGTGTTGAGTTGTAGGTTGGGTAATCAGGGTTTAGTGGTACTAGTTCAACAACATCAACTCCAAATTCATTAATACCAATCACTCTGTACTTTTTGAAAGTTGTTCTTGCTATTCCATGTTGGACTTCTTGAGCAATTACAAGCGATCCAGGTTTAGGTTCAAGAGATGCATCAACAACAATTTCATCGCCAGCCTTAAATTCTGGTGACATGCTATTTCCTTCAACTTTAAGAGAGAAAACGCACTCTGGCTTATATCCTTGATATGTTGTGTAGCTTTCTCCAATAGGGTTTATTCCATCATAGCCAACATCATGGAATAGACCTGCTTGGACATAATCTAATAGGGGAATTGTTCGAAGGTTATTCTTGGTTGGTCCAACATTACTTTCAGACACAATAGGGCTTTGATCTTCTTGGTTTTCAAGATCTAAATAACCATTAGGCCAGCCTACTTTTTTCTCTAAGTTCCTAGCAGCTCTCTCGCCAAAACTACCGTGACCATTAATCATTTGTGAAATATGGCTCGTACTTAAGTCGTAATGTTCGCAAAAAGCTGCATCACTCTTAAATTTCCCAGATTCGATTAAAGCATCAATAGCTTTTCGCAGATTTCTGCGTCTTCTTGCAACAGTATCCATAAGCTCTATTTCATATAGTTTTTAGTAAAAAGTAAATTCGTATTCGCTAAATATCTGTTGACTTGTTTAGTGATTAAAATTAGTATTTACTAAATAAATCACTAAAGGAGATAACTATGTCTTCTTCAAACACAGAACAGCTTAAAGCTTACTTATCGAAGATGACTGTTGAAGAACGAAAAGCCTTTGCAAAAGCATGCCTAACGACTTTAGGGAATCTTCAACAAATTATTTATGTCAACAAAAAATGTGGTGCTGCATTAGCTATTCGAATTGATAAAGAAAGTGAAGGAAAAGTTCCTTGTGATGAACTTTGTCCTGATGTCGATTTCGATTATGTCCGCAGCCAAGCATTAACCGCTTAGGAACTAAACCATGAGCAAAGTATCAACCGAATTGAGTGCAAGGGCTAGAAATGAAGTTTCTAGAGTTTTGCAAGCCCTTGCATCAAGCAATCAAAGTCAGGTTGCTGAACAGTTGGGGATTGATCCAAGCACATTATCACGAATGAAAAATGATAGAAAATCCAATGGCTTGACTGAGCTTGAGAGCTGTTTGGTGCTATTGGACATTCTTGGATTCAAAACTGTACTCAAGAAATATCGAATGATTAGTGAAGAAAAGCTGAATGCGCTTTTTGTGATGTCAAAAGCGTGGATGGAAAGCAAGCAAACCATTGACGATCTTTTTCAAGATGACATTGAAGATTTCGGAATGTGTTTTGAGCTTGGTTACAAAGAAAAAGCCTGATTTCGTGGATCAGGCTTAGTGTTCAAACAAGGTGGGTTAAATGAACTATTCAATATTAGCAGACATTGAACTAAATCGGAAGATTAGTTTGTTTCAAAAAGCGGTTGAGGCTTATGTACTTAATCGAACTCTCGAAAACTCTATGGCATTGGCTAAAGCGAAAGCTGATTTAGCTGCATTTGTATTGAGAGGTGTTTGATGGGTGCATCAATTCCAATTATTAAGTTGATTGAAGCTATGAACGAACAGCCAATAGCATTCAACAAGCACTATGTATTTTTAGGATGTGGGATCAATGGGGCATTAATGCTCTCTCAACTGGTCTACTGGACTTCTCGCACTAAAGACAGTGAAGGTTGGATCTTTAAAACACATCATGAGTGGACTCAAGAAACTGGTCTTACTCGTCGTGAGCAAGATACGGCCAGAGCAACACTTAAATCACTTAAATTCATCTCTGAGAAAAAGATGGGTGTGCCTCGTCGTGTTTACTACCGTGTAGAGCGTGAAAACTTATATCAAGCTTTGATCGAATACTCTGAAAGCATTGATATTAATAGTATGCACAATTCCGCCATACTGAATGCACAAAACAGCCATACTGAATGCACAAATGCGCCAGACTGTATGCACAATTCCGCCATACTGAATGCACAAATCCGCCCATCTAATACAGAGAATACATACAGAGAATACACAGAGAATACTACAGATATTATTTGTGCTGAATCAGCAGCAAAAACACAAAAATTCAAAGCAAAAGATTTCTTGTTGAAAAACGGAGTATCTGAGCAAACAGCAACAGAATATCTTGATCTTCGCAACAAGAAGAAAAAACCAGTAACTCAACGTGCTTTACAACTTGTTTTCAAACAAGCTCAGGAAGCAAAGCTAAGCAATGAGCGTGTATTCCAAATTATCGTTGTTCGTGGTTGGGAATCTTTCAAAGCTGCTTGGAACTGGCAAGAGACAAATGCAGAGCTTGAGCAATTAGAAAATCCAATTGCTGAGCAGCAACAAACTATCCCTGAACAACCAGCAACACAATTCAAAGGTGTTGCTAAGAAATTTAAGGGGATGGACCAATGATTGAATTATTTTCTATCCCTGTTGAGCAAAGCATCTTGTCTACGTTCATGACAATCGATCAGGCAGCAGATGAGTTTATCTCTCAGATCGATGCACAAGATTTCTATGCATCACAACACCAGATCATCTTTGCCCACATCAAGAGCCAATTGAATAAGGGTGAAGCGTTTGATGAGGTGACTGTATTCGAGTTGATTAAAGCTAATCCGCTTGAAGCAAACCAAATCGATGAGCAGTTTCTTGTGAACCTCATGAACCGCGCAAGCAATGTGAGCTTGTTAGTAACACACATCAAAAAGCTAAAAGATTTCTCTACTCGCAGAAAGCTTCAAGAGACTAGCAAGTTGATTAGTTCGATCGCTAACGACATGGCAACTCACACTGCTGAATCTGCTGTGAACAAAGCACAATCGTTAGTTCAAAACTTAGATTTTGGTGCTGGTGAGGAAAAGCTTAAACATGCTCATGAGTTTTCAAAAGAAGCTGTAAAAGAGTTCCTTGATCGCCACATGGCAATTCATAACCAAATGCCTTATGAGGGCGGTATCAAGACTGGCTTTACTGCTCTGGACAACAAACTAGGTGAAATCAGCAAAGGCGATCTAGTCATCATTGGTGCGCGTCCTTCAATGGGTAAAACAACGTTTGCTCAAAACATTGCAGCAGACATGATGATTAACCAGTCTTTACCAGTTCTGTTTATCTCAATCGAAATGAAGGGCAGACAGATTGCACAGCGTTTAATTAGTGGCATTGGTGGGGTAGAGCTACGCAAAGTATTAACAGGACATATTGATCCAAATAGCGACGATACACAGAAGGTGAATAACGCTGCTCTGGTACTTGAGAAAGCACCTTTGATGATCGACGACAACAACCGCGCAACTGTGGCAACTATCCGCAGATCAGCTAAGAAGGTTCAAGCCAAATACGGAAAGATTGGCGCAATCTTTGTTGATTACATCCAGAAAGTAACACCACTCACTAAAAACAACTTTGGCCGATCAGACAAGGATATTGGTGAAATCTCAAATGAGCTTAAACGCATGGCAGGTGACTTTGATTGTCCTGTAATTGCCTTAGCTCAGCTTAACCGTAACTTAGAGAACCGCCCAAACAAACGCCCTGTAAACGCAGATCTAAAAGAATCAGGCGACTTAGAGCAAGACGCAGACATCATCATGTTTATTTACCGCGATGAAGTCTACAACAAGGATTCTAAAGAAGCAGGTACAGCAGAAATCATCATAGGTAAGGCTCGTAACGGCTCAATTGGCACAGTTCGATTAGCTACAGACTTGTCACGCGCAACTTTCGCTGACTTAAGCCCTGAGTATTACCAGTCTATGGAAGAGAGAGGTGCAGCGTGAGCGTACAAGTGCAAGTAACTTCGATCGATCGCCAGAAGATGCAATTCAACGTAGAGGCGATAGATGGTTCAAGAGTAATTCTAAAACGCGCATTCAACTTCAAGACTGAAACGAAAAAGCATATTGAGTCAGTGATTAATAAAGAACTTAAGACATTCAACAAGCCTTCATATGGCGGCATCGAAATTGTCTTTATGTGTCCAGTAGGAGTGTTCTCATGAGATTAGCAAATGATAAGCAAACACTAGATTGGATTGAGGAAATTGGCGGTGAGCAGTACGAAGCTAAATTCACTCATGGGACAGTCTACGGATACAACAAATTCAAATGTCGTTGTGAGTTTTGCAAAGAAGCTAAGGCATTAAGCAATCAACGTGCAGCTTTGAAGCGTGCAGTTAAAGCAAACCCGCCTCAATCAGCTTTGATTGTCGGAGGTGCAGCGTGAAAGCAATAAAACGAGTTAAAGCATTCCAAAACATTTTTGACATTTTGTTATTCGCTACACATGCAACACAACCTTTCACGATGAAGGATTTGCATGACTATGTACTAGATGCGCCCAACAATACGATTCAGTGCTATGTGCAGGAATTAATTAAAAGCGGCTACTTGGAAAAGGACTCATACGCAACTTACAAGGCAACTCAGTTTGCAAAGGACTTGCTGAATGTTAAAGGGGAGCTGAAAGCATGATCGAATTTGCAGATTACAACTCAATGATGAAGCTGCGTAGAGCGTACAACCTCGGTACTCGTAATGAAGAAACAAGAGCAGCAGCGAACCTATACGAGAAATTAAGAAAGCTGAAAATGCTAGACCAGCTTAAGCAGGAAGCCATGACTAAACGTTACAAGGAGGCGGTATGAAACCAGAACAGTTTATTCGCGATTTCGGGGTGGAGAAGGCGAGAGAGGTGGTTGATGGGGCGCCTAGCAATGCTGAGAGCTTCCAAGATGGCTACTACTTCAGAACAAAACCACAGTTTGAATTTCACAATGGCATTCATGAGGCTTGGAACTTAACTGATAACGATGGCGAGTACTTCAAGAAGCGTGGCTTTGAACCAGTAAAAATCAATGACCTGAAAATGATGTTGGAAAGCATCCGCATCGTGGATCAGTTCGGTGGAATAGAAAAAGCAAAGCTAGTTGCGAAAACCAAAGACGGGATGGGTTACTTGAAGGGATGCATCAAAGACCACGAATCAATATACGGAGGCGGGGAATGAATAGCATCTGGTTTACGTTGTTCTTCTGCTTATGCTGCTTTATTTGGGGCTTTGCGTATTCGTATGGCAGTTGGGTTGAGAAAGCAACTAATGGTCAGCCTTTTGAAGTGAAAGGCAAGGTTTACAAAATCATTGAATTGGATGTTGTGGAAAAAGGAGCCAGCCATGAGTGAGTTTAAAGCGGGCGAACAAGTCAAATACAGGTTTAAGAATGGCGTAGCAACCTTTGTTTATTACGGGGCAATTTCACCTAGAAACAGCTTTATTAAATTTGCTGGCGATAAGGATAACACTATGGTTCTTAGTCATCACTTAACGCGCATTGACAATGACATGGGCGACGACTCCCACATAGAAAACCACATCAGCCCGCTGTGTAAATCAAAGGATGTTTGAGATGGATAAGTGTAGAGAAGAGTTTGAAGTGATCGCCAGAAGTAATGGATGGAACTTAACCACGTATCCAGAAATTACAGAAAGAATTGATTACGTCAACAACCTTACCGAACAAGCTTGGCAGATGTATCAGCACCAGCAAGCGAAAGTGGAGGGGCTTAAAGCCACGATAAAAGGCAATCATGGACGCATAGCAGAACTTGAACGCTTAAACCGTGTAAAGGCTCAGGCTATTCTCGATTTACATCAAGAAATTAAAGAGCTTAAAGCATCTCATCACGGTGAAGTGATTGGTCATGAGGTTCACTTAAAGAATATCAAGCAAGAGCGTGACGAGCTGCAAAAGCGGGTGGATCAACAAGGTCTAATCATTGCAAATGTTATGTCTATTGCATCAGACCTTCAAAAGAGCTGGTCAATGTTTGAGATTGGCAAGAAGTTAGAGCAAGCGCTCAAGGGGGAAGGACAGTGAACTTCATACAGCAACATTGCAAACATTCATACCAGTACATCAGCTTTGAAGTCTATCAGTGTAAGTACTGCGGCAAATATAGCTACACAGGATGGTGACCAATGACCACATTCAAAGGGGCTTGCAACCATGAATATCAATATTGCTGGATTTATAAGGCGTATTTGTGTATCTATTGTGATGAGATGAGGATTGCATTATGAATATTGATGAAATTATGAAGAATAAGCCAGAGGGGGCAACACACTATTTGTCAAAAGTGTATTACCGAATCATCTGTGATTTGGAAGTGTATGTGCAAAATGATAATGGTGAATGGGTGTTCTTATGTCATGCAGATAATGGTATGCCTGCTAATTTAATAAATATCGTGAATTAATCACCCAACAAACCCCAACATAATAAACACAACACTAGCCCTATTCACAACGAATGGGGCTTTTTCATGGCTGCTAAACGAGAAATTCAAACACCGGGTGTGACTGCTACACCTATTCAAAAAAATGAAGAAACTGTTGAGCCAACACTACCAAAAACTACTGCTGATCAGGCAGAAGAATCATTAGACGCAATCAATAGTGGTGAATCTGAGGGCGAAAAAGAGCCGACTCAAGAAGAACTATTACGCCAAGAACTGGCTGAAATGCGCGCTCAAATGGAAGAGCTAAAGAAGTCTACGCAACCAGAAGCGACAAGTGCCGCTGGTGCAGCACAGCCTAAAAAACGCATTCCTGTTTTGACTGAAAAGGGCTGGTCAACTAAGGAGGCGGATTAATGTGCGGAGGCGGATTAGGAAAACTCCTTTCATCTGTGACTGACATGGTTGGGCTTACAGATACCAAAGGCGCTTCAAAAGGTTTTGATGCAGAAGCAGCAGATGCAGCCGCTAAAAACCAAGCTCAATTAGATGCAAATGCAGCAACGGCAGAGCGTCGTAAACGTAATGCGTCAACTGTTTTGGCGTCTGCTACAGACAACCAAAAGAAAACAACTTTAGGCGGCTGATATGAGTGAGCTAGTAGCAAGGTTATGCAAACGCTTAAGCGAGCTTAAAGCAGCGCGAAACCGCTTAGAACCGCATTGGTCTGAGTGCTATCGCTATGCAGCCCCTGAGCGTCAGCAATCGTTTATAGGTGATGATGTAACAGATACACGTAAGACACAACGAGCTGAGCTATTAGATTCAACACTATCAGAAGCAACGCAATTACTTGTATCGAGCATCATTTCAGGAACCACGCCAGCCAATGCGCTGTGGTTTAAAGCTGTGCCGAATGGCGTGGATGATCCAGCTGAACTCACAGAAGGCGAAAAATGGCTTGATGAAGTATGTCAATTCATTTGGCGCAACATTCACGGGGCTAACTACGATAGCGAAATCTTTGACTTAGTTCTCGACTGTGTGGTTGCTGGTTGGGGCGTAATGTATGCCGATATTGATCGTCATGCAGGTGGTGGATATGTATTCCAGACATGGGATATCGGGCAATGCTATCTAGCTTCAACACGTCAAGACCAGAAAGTTGACACGCTCTATCGTGAATATGAAATGACGATGGCCGCGTTAGTCAATGAGTATGGCGAAAACAAGGTCAGTGAGAAGGTCCGGAACACTTACAAGTCAAAGCCAGATTGCAAGGTTAAGGTCTTGTGGGTAGTTGAGCCGCGTAAAACTGGCTACATCAAAGGTGATCGTCAGTTGATGCCAAAGGAAATGCCTTTTGCGTCATATCACGTTGAAGTTGATGAAAAAAATGTTCTTCGTGAGACGGGCTACAACGAATTTCCTTTTGTAATTCCACGCTTTAGAAAGATTCCAAATTCAGTTTATGGGACTGGTCAAGTCTCTATTGCTTTGCCAGACGCTAAAACAGCTAACAAGTTAATGCGTGACACATTGCGCAGTGCCGAAATCTCAACTCTAGGCATGTATGCGGGTGTCGATGATGGTGTTTTCAATCCAAGAACTGTTCGTCTTGGCGGTGGGAAAATCATTGTTGTTAACAATGTGGACTCATTGAAACGCATTGATGACGGCAAAGGTTATCAAGTTGGTGTTGATTTGTTAGCTCATCTTCAAGGTGCAATCCGTAAAAAGATGATGGCAGATCAGTTGCAGCCTGCCGATGGCCCAGCAATGACAGCAACCGAAGTGCATGTACGTGTTGACTTAATTCGTCAGCAGTTAGGGCCGTTGTATGGTCGTTGGCAAGCTGAATTATTAACGCCTTTGTTAGAACGTACTTTTGGGCTTGCTTATCGTGCAGGTGCGGTTGAAGCGGCACCAAAAGAAATGCAAGGCCGCAACCTTTCATTCAAGTTTATTTCTGCCTTGGCTCGTTCACAGCAGTTGGAAGAAGTCACAGCAATTGAGCGCTTCTTGCAAGGGCTTTCAGCAGTAGCAGAGTTAGACCCTTCAATCCTAGACAACGTAGACATGGATGCCGTAGCGCAAGTTTCAGGCATGGGCTTAGGTGTGCCTACAGCAATTCTACGTACTCAAGATCAGATCGATGCAATCCGTAAGCAGCGTCAGGAAGCACAGCAACAAGCTGCACAACAAGAACAAGAGCAGGCTCTAGCACAACCACTTGCCAATGCAGTCGGTAAGGGCCTTGAGTCTGAATTAACTAGTGAGACACGACAATGATTAATGTCCTTTTTGTAGTTGCAGTTCTTGCCTTTATCGTGGCTGCTGCATTTGCCCTAGCTTACAAAGCCAGTAAAGAAGAATGGCAGGAAAAGTATTGGGATGAGAACCGCTTGCACTTAGATACCACCATTCAATTGTCTAAATCAAAAGAGGAATTAGATAAAGCCAATTCACGCATTCAGCAGCTTGAAGAAAGCCTCCGCAACAAGGAACAGAAGCCCGAAGAAGTTGGAACTTTTGTTCAACACAGAGCATTGCGCCCAGCAACGCCAGAGACATATCGGGTCGTGTTTGATCTGGATTTGAACGGGCAGCGCATCCTTGAGCATCTGACTCAAAAGTATTGCCGCAATGCCTTCTCAAATACAGACCGCGAAACCAATTACAAGCTTGGTCAACAAAGCGTTGTGGCTGGAATCATCAATGAAATCAACAAAGCAAATGACCCAAATTACAGTGAGGTAGAGAACGATGCTTAATGAACAACAAGAGACAAACACAGAAAACGTTCAAGCAACTGAACAAACTCAAACAACACCTGTGGATACAGCAACGCCACCAGTTGAGAGCCAAACTCAAGAGCAGAAACAGCCAGAAGCTGAGACAGAAACCAAGCCAGATATTCCTGAATCTGCTGACGCTTACAAAGTGGAGTTGGACGGCTTTGATTTCGATGCATTCAAGTCTAATGAAGATAACAAAGCTTTTTTAGAAAGTGCTCATCAGGCTGGACTAACCAATGAACAAATGTCGGTGGTGATGAAGGCTTACGACCAGCACACAGCCGTGCAAGTAGAAGCACTCCAACAGGATTGGGGTACCGATTACGAAGCTAACTTGCGTTTCGCCAATCAAGCAATTCAGGCGGCTGGTCTGCAAACAGCAGATGTTGACTCTCCGACATTCGGTATTCGTCTAGCTGCCTACTTTGGCAAGGCATTACAAGAGGATATGCCGCCTCAAAACACCCAACAAAGCGGTGCCGAGAACATTCAAGAATTGATGGCATCAGAGGCGTACATGAATGAAAGTCATCCTGACCATAAGCGTGTTACTGCCCAAGTTCAAAGTTATTACCAAAAGACATATGGCTAGGGGGCTAACCAATGGCGAATGAAAATAAAATCACGGCAGCGTTTGTAATTCAGTATCACGATACTTATGAAATTGCAGCAATGCAAAATGAGTCTCGATTGCTGAAGACTGCTGTAAACCGTGGGAAAATTCAGGGTGAATCATTCACTATCAACGATATGGGACAGGTTGAAATGTCTCCATCTGGTAACCGTTTTGGTGATACCACTTGGACCATTCCGGATGCAGGTGTACGTACTGCTTTAATGGCAGATTATGACTTGTTCATCCCAATTGAAAGCCGTGATTTACCAAAACTTAAAGCTGTACCAACTGATAAATACATGAAGAACTTGATTAATGCGCGTAATCGCAAAATCGATGACATTATTTATCAAGCTCTTGTTGGTGGTGTAACACGTACAACTGTGAATGATGCTGGTGTTAAGTCTACTGCTACTGTGAACTTGCCGGCTGGTCAGATCATTCTTTCAGGCTTCGGGACTTTGAAACAGCAAATCATCAAAGCTAAATCAATTTTCCGTGCAAACGAATGTGATGAGCATAACGGTGAGACACTAAACATCATTTACACCGCTTCAATGCTTGAAGACATCTTAGGTGATAATACCTTGACTTCTGCTGATTTTATGGCGGTTAAGATGCTTCAAGAAGGTGCTGTAGCTGGTAAGTGGTTAGGTGTGAACTGGATCCCTTACGAAAAACTTAACAATGGCGCTGGTGGTGCTACCGAAAAACGTACGGTGATGTATACAAGCTCAGCCGTTCATTTTGGTGATGCTGATATTACTGGCTTCGACATTTCAAAACGTCCGGACAAAAAGAACATTTCACAAGTAGGTGGTGTTCATTCATTTGCGGCTGGCCGTGCAAACGAGCAAAAAGTAGTTGCTATCGATTACGTAGTGTAAGTGCTTTCACCCCACTGTTAGGGCAGGCGGTGGGGTGCTTTTTTAACAAAGTAAACGTAGCGAAAGGAATAACAATGAGCAAATTATTAGCACAATCTTTATGCGCATATATTGGCACTAAATCAGTATTAGCTACTCAAATGACGCGTGGAGAATATAACGAATATCGCGGGTGGCAAATTCCTGAAAATGAAGATCCTACAGAACAAGGCTATTTGGTTGAATATGTAGATGGCGGGAAGCCAAATGATGAGCGTCATGCAGGATATATCTCTTGGTCACCTGCTGATGTATTTGAACGTAGTTATAAGCCGCCAAAACTAAACTCAAACCTTACCTTTGGCGAAGCATTAGAACATCTAAAAAAAGGTTCACGAGTCGCTCGTCTTGGTTGGAATGGGAAGGGAATGTGGCTAATACTTACTAAAGGCCGTGTAGTTGAAAACCTTGAGCCAAATAGTTTTTATGAGAAAAGTGGTTTTAAGGCTCCAGTAACTATTTGTAGTCATATTGATATGAAGGCAGCTGATGGATCAATGGTTATTGGTTGGCTTGCTAGCCAAACAGATATGTTAGCTGAAGACTGGATTGTTCTTAGTTAACACCCAACAAAACACATCAAAACCCCGAAGAAACTATCCAAAAAGCTTCGGGGTTTTCTTATGTCTGTATCTAAAGTCACCATTTGCAATAATGCATTGAGCATGATTGGCGGGCAACAAATTGCTAGTTTTGAGGAAGATACAAAATTAGCTCAAACATGCCGTAATATTTATGACACTACGCGTTTATCCTTATTGCGCTCACATCCTTGGTCATGCGCCAAAAAACGGCAAATCTTATCTCCAATCTCTACATATCCAAGTTTTGGCTATGCTCATGCATTCCCACTACCTAGTGATTACGTCCTGATTATTTCAGCCAATACCGAGCGTTATGAAGTCGAGAATCGATATATCTTGGCCGACACTGAAGTAATTCACCTTGAATACGTTTTTGACAACGATAATGAGCAAACTTGGGATGCAATGTTGGTTGAAGCAATCACGTACAAAATGGCATCTAAGCTTTGTAAGCCAATCACAGGAAGTGATGCGGCTGGGCAATCAGCAGAAGCACAATTCCAGTTTTTGATTAAGCAAGCACGTACCGTGAATGGTCAAGAGCGACCAAGCCAAGACGTTCAATACGCAGAATCAAGTTACTATTGGGAGCGCTTCTAATGAGACAGTGGATCCTAAAAAATAACCTGAGTTCTGGTGAATTAAGCCCGTTGCTTTGGACGCGCACAGACATTCAGCAATACGCAAATGGTGCAAAAAAATTACTTAATGCATTGCCTTTGGTTGAAGGTGGAGCAAAGAAAAGACCAGGCACAAAGTTTCGTTCTATTTTTGCAGGTGCATTACGTTTAATTCCGTTTATTGCAAACTCAGAAAACACCTATTTGCTTATCCTCGGTGTGTCTTTCCTCAAGGTTTACAACCCAAGAACTTACGCAGTTGTTTATGAAACTGTGACACCTTACAACACGGCTCAAAAAGTGCGTGAAGTGCAGTATGCACACACTAAATACCGCATGTATTTCGTTCAAGGTGATACACCTGTACAGCGTTTGCTGTGTTCTGCTGACTTTACTAACTGGCAATTTGCGGCTTTTACTTTTGGCGTGAATCCTAATGATGAGTTAGGCAGCACTCCAAACGTAGCATTAACACCATCCGGTACAGAAGTTGGAAAAGTTATTTCCTTAACTGCTTCATCATTCCCAAACTGGTCTAATACTGAGACTTACTTAACAGGTGATCGTGTAATTCACACAAGTAAAACTTGGCGTGCAAGGATTGACAATAAAGGGGTGGAGCCTTCTGCGACTACACCAGAATGGGAAGAAGTAACTAACGAAGCAGCAAACGTTTTTACACCTGCAAGTGTTGGTTCAATTGTTGAGATTAATGGCGGCCAAGTCAAAATCACGGAATATGTGGATCCATCCCGTGTGAACGGTGAAGTTTTGGTAAAACTTACATCCGATGTTCAGGCAATTGCTAAATCTTGGGTTTTAAAAAGTATCGCATTTAGCGCTGAGGCAGGCTATCCAAAGGCAGTATGCTTCTTTAAACAGCGATTGGTATTTGCCAATACGAAAACAAGCCCTAATCAGATGTGGTTTAGTCGCATTGGTGATGACGGCAATTTCTTAGAGACAACTCAAGATGCGGATGCATTTAGTATCGCTTCAAGTTCAGCTCAATCTGACAATATTTTGCACTTGTCACAGCGTGGTGGTGTAGTTGCATTAACTGGTGGCGCTGAGTTCTTAATCAACTCTCAGGGTCCTTTAACACCAGCTTCCGCACAGATTGATGAGCATACTTCTTATGGTGTTCAGGCAAATGTTAAGCCCTGCCGTGTGGGTAATGAACTGCTTTTTGTGCAACGTGGTGGTGAGCGTTTACGTGCAATGTCATACCGTTATGAAGTTGATGGCCTTGTCTCACCTGAATTATCACAAATTGCCCCGCACATACCTGAAAACCATGCAGGAATTAAAGAATTAACATTCCAGCAGACACCAAACTCTATTGTATGGATTGTTATGGGTGATGGTGCAGTCTCAAGTATCACACTAAACCGTGATCAGGAAATGAATGCTTGGTCTCAGCATGATTTTGGTGGTCAGGTTTTATCTATCTGCGCCTTGCCAACGGGATTAGGTGAGGACCAGTGTTTCATGCTTACTAATCGTAATGGCTTTACGGTCTTGGAAGAGTTTAACGAGACAGCACAAAGTGATTGTGAGTTCGACATCAATGTGACTAATGGCGTTGGGTCTATTTTAAATCTTGATATTCAGGTTTTAGATAATCCACTGGTTAATTTCAATAATGCGGATGGATATTTCTATTCAACTTACACAGTAAGTGGCACTAACATTAAGCTATCTAACACTGATCTAACTCAAATAGTGCACCTTGGCCAACCGTTTAAAACTGAAATCGACCTATTGCCACCAGACTTTAGCCAAGTGCCAACAACTGCAATGTTTCATAAGATTCAGGTGCATGAAATGGCTATCTTTTTGAATGCGTCAGTTGGTGGATATATCAATGGTCAAGAGCTATCTACCAAGTATTACAACCAATCAGCGTTCGTAAACTTGCCTTACACTGGCTATGTACTCGATTCATTTGTTGGATGGCAATCATTACATGAACTTGAGGTCAAGATAACACACGACAAACCTATGCCTTTACACATGCAAAGTATCTCTATGTTGGTATCAATTAATGAGAAATGAGATGCAAGTACGGGCAGCAAACCTAAATGATTTAGATACGCTTGTTGATTTCGGCAAGCGTCTCACCAAAGAATCGCCAATCTTTTCAAAACAAGGATTTGATGAGCAAAGCGCATCTGATCTATTCGAATATTTAATCAAAAAACATAACTCAATTTTCCTAGCCCTAGATGAATATCAAAATCCAGTGGGCACAGTCATTGGTGTTATTGAAACGGACTGGCGAACAGGGCACAAATTAGCTTTTGAACAGGGCGTTTATGTTCTTCCTGAGTACCGTAAATCTAATATTGCCAAGCTTTTAGTGAATACTTTCATTGGGTGGGCACATCTTAAGAATGCTGACCGTATCCAGATTGGAACCATGACAGGCATCCATGCAGATAAAACAGTAAAACTCTATGAAAGCCTTGGCTTTAATTTGATTGGCTATGTTCTTGAGATGGAGGTTTAAGCATGTGTGGAGCACTTATGGCCTCGAGAGAAGCATTTGAGATGAGCGAACGTTCATCAAGGAAACGACCGATTCAGAAGTCAAATGACCAACCTAGAGAAGAGCCAAAAAAAGAATCATTCAAATCATCAGGATATGATGCTGTCGATGCGCAAATAAAAACTGCTCAAAGCATCATCATTTATTCATCACTTTTTTAAGGGGAATAGACATGTGTAAAGGTGGTGCTATTTCTTCTGGACTTGAAGCCGTTGGCAATATATCAAATGCGCTTATGGCAGACGCTACAGCTAAGGGTAATGCAAAAACAATTCAATCCGTTTCCAAAGTTCAAAGCAAAAAGATTAAAGAACAAGGGCAGCGTGACGCATCAAGCGCTATGGCTGCGGCTGCTGAAAATGGTTTGGATGTAAATGTAGGTGCGCCAGTTGTAATCAGTGATGAGATTATTTCGGATGCTTCTTACAACGCATTATTAAACCAAATGCAGGCAGGTTATGCGGCTGCGGATGTTCGTCGACAAGGCAAGGCACAGCGCAATAATTACGGCATGAAGGCGGCAAGTAACATCATTGATACTGCTGCTCAAGCATATGGTGGGTGGAAATAATGCGTATTCCTATTTCTCGTGGTCGTGAAGCACCACAAGCTCAAATGCAAACCTTCACGCCTAACACTGGCTTGTCTGAAATCGGCCGTTCTATTGGCGGGGCAATACAGGCACGTGATGACCAGCAGCGTCAGCAAGAAGTTACAGCTAAAAATTTAGAGCTTTACAACAATCAGCTTGCAGAAAAAGAAGGCAAGTTAAAGCTTGATGAATCATTATCTACTGACTTTAACGACAAGGTGGTTGATATTAAAAACCGTCTTGGTAATGGCGTAATCACTACACAGCAAGCCGATGAGGAGCTTAACACTTGGTCGAATGCCAAGTTTTCGGAACTACAAAACAGTTTACCGGGCCACGCTCAAGAAGATTTAAAAAAATACTGGGACAGCAACGTAACGCGCCAACGTACTTCGTTCTTGCCTTTGCAATTGCGTGCAGATGAGCAAAAGGGTGGTGTTCTAGCTGATCGGTTCTTCGATGTGGCTACACGTATGGATCGTGAAGCAGGCAAAGAATATCTTTTAAAAAACATTGTAGGCCTGCCATTGTCGGAAGCTCAGAAAAGTGAGCTCACAAATAAATATGAAACAACACGCGACATCACAGATATTAACTCGCGTATCACAACGGCAATTGCTCAAAACAGTATTGATGATCTCCAAGAGGTTGCTACAGGTCTAAAAGACTATAAGTTTATTGATGGGCAAACTGTTCAAAAGTATCAAACCGAAATCCAAAGCAAGATCACTACGCTGCAACAACGTCAGCAGGTGCAAGAGAACAAGCGTATTAACGAAGCTGAAAAGGTCGTTAATGAGTTTATTCAAAGTACTTTGACAGGTCGTCCATTAGACTTGAAATATCAAAATGATGTCGAACAGGCAGTTAAAGGCACGCCTTCTGAGGCTGAATACCAGTTTTATAAAAAACAATCTGCAGATTTCATGCGGTTTCAAGGCCTAACCACTGATCAACAACTTGCTGAGATCAACAGTCGTAAGGCAAAGATGAAGAATAGCTCATCCGCCGATCCAGTCGCAGAAAATAAAATCTTGGCGACCTACCAAAGCATTTACGATAACAAGCTTAAAACCGCTAAGGAAAACCCAACTCAAGCTTTACGTGAAAAAGGTATTGAGCTACCGGAAGTAAACCCATTAACACTAAAAGTTAATCCAAGTGATTTTGCTAAAAACATTGTGACCATTGGTTCTTATCAAGTAGCACAGCGTGATAAAGATCCAAATGCAACAATCAAACCTATTCCAAATGAAGCGTTACCAGCAGCTAAGCAGGCATGGGAAGAAGCAACCGTAGATCAAAAACTAAATCTAATTAGTTCTATGATTGCCCAAACCAAAGGCGTGAAGAATGGTGCAAAGATTTGGGGCGAAGCGTTAGGGCAGTTAGGCAATGGTGATCAGGCTTACCAAATGGCAGGCTATGCGCGTGCCAATAATTTCCGTTCCGATGCTGGGTTAGATGTAGCAACGGCAATCGTTGCAGGTAAGCAGGCGCTTAAGAATAAGCAAATGATTCAGCCTAAAGATGCCTTGTTAAAAGAAAAATTTAACAAGTACGTAGGGCAATCGGTTTCAGGTGAAACAGCCAATCTTAACTATGCTGCTTTCCAAGCTATCTACGCATACTTAACTGAAGCTCGTGGGCAAACCCATAAAGATGCGGATGAATACAAAGAAGATATTGGACGTACTGCATTAGGCCTTGCAACAGGTGGCGTTTATACGCAAAGCGGCCGATTCAAAGACTATACAGATCGGGGTATTTCAGACTGGAAAGTATCTAAGCCTTATGGAATGACTGACGCAACTTTTGAAGCAAAAATTCAAAAGGGTTATGCAGATATTTCTAAAGCTACAGGTATGTCAGTAAACGACTTAGACAACTTCCGTTTAGCTCGTTCACCAACCAAAGCAGCCAATGGTGATTTGATGTATGACTTAATCAATGAACGTGGCCGTCCTCTCGTTCTTAAAGGGAATGTTTGGCGCATCCGCATGAATGGGGTAGATAAATAATGAGTAACTGGTTATCAGATTTATCTAGTGAGAACCAACAGGATTTTGAGAAGCTCAATAGTCAGGGGTTACAGCATCCAGATACTCGGCCGAATGAGCCGGGTGTATTTGATGGCGCTATCTCTTCACCTTTTCGTGGTATGGCAATTGGTCTTAACAAAGTTGGCGATGCAATAGCGGCGCCAATTGATGCCGTTGTAGACCGTGTTAGCTACAGCCTGAAAGACGTTTCTACAAACGAATTTATTGAACCGTATGAAGAGTTCAAGGCTAAGCGTGAAAAGGCGCGTGACAATTTGGTTTATGAAACTATTGCTGACCTAGAAGACAAAGACAATACAGGCATTGTAGGTAATATCGGTGTCGGCTTAGGTGATTATCTCTGGCGTGGTGCTCTAGGCGTTACAACAGGTGGCACATTAGGCGCAGCCACTTTAACAGGTGGTTCAACTGGTAATTATGTTTACACTGATTTAACCCGTAAAGGCGTAGATGAAAATACCGCCTTAAAAGTGGCTGGTGTGAATGCTGTAGGCGATGCGATTGGTACAGCCTTGCCTATTGGCTATGGCTTCAAAGGTTCAGGTGGTTTAGTTGCCGATGCTGCATTGTCAGTTGGTGGTGCCACTGGCTTAAACACTGGTATGCAATATGCAAGTGAGCAGCTTCTAAAATCTAATGGCTATGATAAGCAGGCTAAGCAATATGAAGTTACACGCGAATCTGTGGCTACTGACTTGCTTATTAACTCATTAATGTTTGGTGGTGCACGTTACTTAGGTTCAAGACAAAATCAACTAGACCAAGACGTTGACGCTGAAATTAACCAGCTTAACTCAGATGATTTTGAAACTCGCAATGATGCGCTAAATGATGCTCTGGTTAAAAATAGCTTTGAGTTTGAAGACACAACTTTACCAGTTCGAACTACAGATCCAGTTCAGCAAAACAAACACTATCAAAACCTAGATGCTGCTACTGAACAAATCTTAAAAGGCCAGCCAGTTAGTGTGCCTAACACAGTGCAAGGAGAGCCGCGTAGAAACACGATTGATTATGCAACTAGCTCACTACCTACCAACGCCAAACAAATCGCACTACGCGCAAAACAAGACGGCATAGACCCTAGTGTTGCTCTGACAATTAGTCATATTGAGACAGGCGGCAAATTTAATCATACAGCGCAAAACCCAACATCAAGCGCTTATGGCCTTTTCCAAGTCTTAGATGACTCTTGGAAAAACTTAGGCGGAAAAGACCGCAATAATGTTGATGAGCAAATTCGTATCGGCTTAAAGCACATTAAGCAGGCCAATAATTACATACGTAAAAACTTAGGTCGTGATCCGGTTGCACATGAGCAATATCTAGGTCACTTACTTGGACCAGGAGGAGCTGTCAAAGTTCTTAAAGCTGATCCTGGCCGCCCATTAATTGATGTAGTGCGTTCGTACGATTCTAAAAATGCTGATGCTATCGTTAAAAATAACGGTATGTCTGGCATGACTGTAGGCGAAGCTATTAACAAATGGCGCAACAAATGGAACCAGTTAAGCTCACGCTATGGCGGTGAAACAAGCACAGCCTATGGTATGGACGGTTCAAGCTATGATTTCGCTTATGAAGTGAAAGATTGGACTGATTTAGTAGCATCTAACGACCAGTTATACGGTGTAAATCCTCTTTACCCAAGTGAACTACAGCCACGTGACCGAACCCGTGAAGCATCACGCCAACAAATTGAACGTATGGCCGATGACTTAAAGCCTGAGTTGCTTGGTGAATCCTATAAGCTATCAGACGGTGCACCAATCATTGGCCCCGATAATGTTGTCGAATCTGGAAATGGCCGTACATTGGCTATTGGCCGCGCTTATGATAATGGCCGAGCAGATGCATACCGTGAATTTGTTCAGAATTGGGCGAATAGTAGAGGCATGGATATATCAGGCTTAAATCAGCCTGTTTTGGTACGTACACGACTTAGTGATGTTGACCGTGTTGCTTTCGCCCGTTTAGCCAATGAAAGCGATGTGGCGCAATTCAGCGCAACTGAGCGCGCTATGAGTGATGTTGATCGTCTACCAGACTCAACACTACTAAAAATAAATAATGATGGATCAATCAATATTGATGGCTCTATGGATTATGTCCGTAGTTTTGTAGATCAATTGCCACAGTCTGAGCGCGGTTCAGTTATCACAAGTGATGGTCGCTTATCTCAAGAAGGTAAACGCCGAATTGAATCTGCAATTGTACAGCGTGCTTATGGCGATTCTAACCTTGTAACTCGTCTATCTGAAAACCTAGATGATGACAGTAAAAACGTTCTAAACGCCTTACTCCGTGCGGCTCCGCAACTATCACAGCTTAATGATTTAGTAAAACAAGGTGGTCGCTTTGAGAACACAATTTCTCAAGACTTGGCGCAAGCTGCACAAAAGCTTACAGACCTAAAAGCAAATGGCTTACAGGTTCGTGACTATTTAAATCAAGGACAGCTTATAGACGATGGATTAAGTGATGGAGCAAGAAGATTTCTTGAGGTCTTTGATAATAACCGCAAGAGCGCAAAGGCGATTAGTGAATCCATTAACTCTGAGATTCAGGCCATTGAAAACATGGGCGACCCGCGACAAGGCTCATTGTTCGGCGAAACACCAGAAGAACAAGCCGCGCTTGATGTGATTTTCTCAAATCCTGATCAACCAATTGCAGTAAGTCGTATTAATTCGATGGGTGAACCAGAAGAATTCACCATGACATTACGTGATTATCACGCAGAACTTGAAGCAGAAATTAAGCAATCTGAGCAAGATATTTTAGCAGCACAAACCGCCTTGAACTGTGCTTTACAATTTGGAGCAGCATAAAAAATGAAAGAACAATGCAAACAAGCGGTAGCTAAAGCACTAGGCAAGCAATCCCTTACAGCTCAAGAAGCTACGGATATTGAAGCACGTATTAATGAAACGATGCGTAATCTTGCACGCAAAGATATTAATAACTGGCGCAACCTTTCCGATGCAGAAAAGTTAACAGAAGCATCAAAGCAAGTTGCTCTCGATATTCAAGAACAATTGAAGCGCAAGCATAAAATTGCTGCTCAAGACATCCTTAAACAATCCCAAAACCTTGCAGCTTTAGACCATGGCAAATTGTCATCAATGGAAGTCATAGACCGTATGGTTGCCGCGCATGGTGATATGTCTGGCATTCAGTCAATTGACTCTAAAGCGCGTGGTATTGCCTCAATCTATCGTGGTGAGTTAGTTGACTTCTACACCAACATTAAAGGCGGCTTGGGTATCTTCACAGACCAAGAGTTAGTACAAAAAATTGTTCGTGAGCGCTTTGGTGAAAATACTGGTGATGCATTAGCTAAAAAGATCAGTGACAAGATGGGCGATGTTTTCGAAACCATGCGTGACCGATTTAACCGGAACGGTGGCGACATTGGAAAGTTAGACAATTGGGGATTGCCACAAACTCACAACCTAGAAAAGATCGCTAAAGCAGGTAAAGAAGCGTGGGTAAACAAAGCTGAATCATTAATAGACACGCGCCAATATGTGCATGAGAACGGTGATTACTATTCACAGCAAGAAATACGCTCATTGCTTGAATATACCTATGACACTTTATCAAGTGACGGTGCAAATAAAATTGAAGTTGGTCGACAAGCTACAGGCAGCGGTACATCAAAAGTAACTAACCGTCATGGTGAAAGTCGAGTCTTGCATTTTAAAGATGCAGAATCATGGCTTGAATATCAATCTGAGTTCGGCGGCATGCAGTTTGTAGACTTGGTCGAAGCTCATATTAATGGCTTATCGAAAGATATTGCCATGGTTGAGAACTTAGGTAGCAACCCAAAAACAGCTTTAAAAATTTTGATGGATGCTGCAGCCAAAAAGGATTGGGAAAAAGGAATTGAAGAAAACCAGACCAAGAGCAGCCGCAAGCGTGCTCAGGTAATGTTTGATGAGTTCAGTGGTGGTAACTCTCCACAGTCTCAAGTACTAGCAAACTTAGGTCTTGCATATCGTTCAATGAACGTGGCTTCAATGCTAGGCGGCACCACAATTGCATCACTGGCAGATCAAGCAACTATTGCTAAAAATGCTAGTGTGCATAACGTGTCTTACCGTAAAGCTTTTGGTGGACTAATCGAACAGCTTAACCCAGCCAATAAAGCAGATCGGGAGCTAGCACATAGTTTAGGATTGGCTACTGAGGAAATGTTAGGGTCAATTGCGCGCTGGTCGGATGATGGGCTTACATCAACATATGGAAAATCTGAAAAATTAGCACGTATATCAAGCGGGGTTGCTACCCAAGTAATGCGGGTATCATTCCTCAATGCATTAACATCGGCATCTAAAGTTGGGTTCACTAAGTTGCTAATGGAGAAATACGGCCGCTTAAGCCGTTCTAAAGCTTGGAATGACCTAGATGTGCAAGACCGTGAATTACTTTCAAATACGGGCTTAGATGAGCGAGCATGGCAGGTTTTTCAATTGGCTGAACCAGTTGTGGACCGCAAAGGTAATCAACTCATGTCAGCGCGTTCTATCTATGAAATTCCAGATGAAAAACTAACTGCATTTGGTGATCCAAAACAAGTGAAAGATCAAGTTGCTTCACAACTTCAAGCACATTTACTTGATGAGCAGGGCATGGCTGTGATTGAGGCAGGGCTTCGTGAACGCACATGGATGACTGTAGGCGCGAAAGGGACTATCACAGGTGAGGTGTTTAAAGGCTTAATGCAATTTAAATCATTCTCGGCTTCATTCTTGATGCGACAAGGAAGTCGCACAATGGCTCAAGAAGGCTTCAAAGGTAAGGCAGCATATGCGATACCACTTATGGTTAGTATGACGTTGTTAGGTGGATTGGTTGTACAACTTCGAGAGTTGCTAAACGGAAATGATCCGCAGACTATTTATGATAGTAATGATCCTAAAAAGGCTACAAGCTTCTTTATGCGCTCACTAGTTGCTGGTGGTGGCTTGCCAGTCTTAGGAGATATTCTAGTTGCTGGAACTGACACATCTGGCCGTGATGCAAACTCTTTTGTATCTGGTCCATTAGGTAGTGACTTTACAGGATTGCTAGGTTTAACAGTAGGTAACTTAACTCAATACAATGAAGGTAAGGATACTAATTTCGGAAATGAAGCTTTCAAATTCGTGAAAGGCAAAATACCAGCACAAAATTTATGGTATACAAAAGCAGCAATTAACCGTATGTTCTTTGATGAAATACAAGACACTATTGCACCCGGCTATCGCGAGAAGGCTTTACGTAAAGCAGAACGACAACAAGATCGTGAGCGATTCTGGGGTGATGACGTTAATGATATTAGAGCACCTGACTTTGAGAGGGTAGTGCAGTGAAAAAACTTATTATTTTAATTCCTTTGCTTCTTACAGGCTGCCTAGGAAATCCATTTCTAGAAAAGAAACTTGAGGCCAAAAAAGGACTTACTAAATCTCAGTTAATTAGTGATTTTGGGATTCCTGATCGAGAATATAAAGCAGATGACTTTGAAATACTGGAATATAACCAAAGTACAATTAGTTCACGAAATACATCGGATTACATAACAGGCTACCAGAATAAAGGTTTATATAGTCAGCAATATCAGATCGAAGTTCCTCAAAAAAAGATTCAGCAATGGCACTGTAAGATTGAATTTAGGTTAATTGATGGCGTAGTGAAAAACTATAGATACAGTGGGAATAACTGCTAACTAAACCGCCCAACATACCACTACATAAGCCCTTGTATATATGAACTATATGCGAGGGCTTTTTTATGCGTGAAGATCAAATAGCAGAGTTAGAAAAACTTCAGGAGATGATGACCGATGATATGTTGAAAATCGGGTTCGCTGCTGTTGATTTAGGTTTTGAGTCAAAAGAGGACCGAGGCGACAAGGTTTGGCTATATAAGGGGTTTAACCAGTGTAGCTCAGCAGTTGCAAAGATTAGCCAAATAATTGGAATGAAACAGGGGACTATTCCGCCTGCAAGTACAGATGAAGAAACACAAAGAAAATATGAGGAAAATTTAAAAAATAAAGCCAAGGCGCTTATTCAAAGTGTTAAAGCTAAGTCAAATTATAGTTAATTATGAAAGCATCTTTTGCTGAATTCTATGTTCTTTGGGATGAATACTTAGGGCGCGAAACACCCTTATTCCACATTGAAACATGTGAATGGATGGAAAATCTATCTGATGAAGTTGATAACCTTCTCATGCTTCCACGTGGGCATAATAAATCAGGGATAGTAACTGTATTTAATGCTTGGCGCTTCTATCGTGATGTTGATGATTTAGTATTGCATCAAGGAGCAACAAATATTGATGCTCTTAAGTGTAGTCGTGCAGTAGTTCGTATTCTTGCCAATCACCCACTTTGTAAACTTAATAATGTAAAGAAATCACATGGTGGTGTAATTAAATGGTGGGTAGAAGGCTCTAACGATGAACAGTATGGCTCTATGTATGCGCGAGGCATTTTATCAAGCGTAACTGGACAACGTGCCAAACACATCCAAAACGATGACGTAGAAGTACAGAAGAACGTAGCCACAGAAGAAAATCGAGAAAAATTAAAACATAGCCTTACAGAGCAGACTCACATTTTAGTTCCTGGTGGAACAAGTCTATTTATTGGGACTCCACACAGCTATGAATCCATCTATAAAGAAATGATTGAAGCTGGGGCAAACTGCTTTATTAGACGGATGTTTGAACATGAATATCGAATAGAGGGGCGAAGAGAAGCAGTTCTAAACTTCTATCCTGAGTATGTGTTTAGTGGTATTCATAAATATAGTAAGTGCTTAGAAGAGGGCAAACATTACACAATAGAAAAACATGGTAATGGCTATAAAGTAACACTTCATGATGACTATTCATTTGTTGACTTTTATGCCAAAGCACTGTGGCCTGAACGTTTTACTAAACAGGAAATGACAAAACGACGCAAAAAGTGTCGTACTATCAATGAGTGGGATTCGCAATATCAATTACATGCTAAGCCAATTGGTGAAGTCCGCCTAGATCCAGATAAATTCATCCCTTATGACTGTGAGCCAGTGTTAAAAATGGCTAACCAAAAGCCAGTAATGATGCTTGGGAATGTTCGAATTGCTTCTGCTTCTTTGCGTGTCGATCCATCCGAAGGTAAAAAAGACTCCGATATTTCTTCAGTTGCTTTACTCCTACATGATGAGCAAGGCCGAATGTATTGGCACAGATCGCTTAGCCTTAAAGGAGAGGTAAATACTACTGATGAGTCTGGCCATAACATTATCGGCGGACAGGTCTATCAATTAGTTCAGGTAATTAAAGAGTTCTACATTACTAGGGTAACGGTTGAAACAAATGGAGTAGGTGGCTTTTTCCCAAGTGTTCTAAAGAGTTGCCTCAAACAACAAGGTGTTAGATGTGGTGTAACTGAAATAAAAGAAACTAAGAATAAAAACCTAAGGATTTTAGGAGCTATTGAAGGCCCATTAAATTCGGGTGTTCTATGGGCTCATGTATCAGTTTTATATGATCCAGATAAGCCAGAAGATGATAGTTTTGAAGTTCGTATTATGCGCTCATGGAATCCAGCAGTTACGAACCAGATTGATGATCCATTAGATTCATTAGCTGGTGCTATATCTGATGAACCTATACGCATAGGTAAATTACACAACAAAGATGAGTATAAAGAAACGCCTAATTGGAGAACAAACGGTGGCGTACATGAAGCCGCCTTGGATTTCGAAAATTAGGGGTAGGCTATGTCAGTGCCAGAGCAAATACCATATGTCGGATATGTCGCAAATGGGCAGACGACTGAATTTCCAATTACTTTTGATCTTCATGATTCTGAGTATTTGATCGTAACAGTGAATAAAGAAATTCCTGTTGTTGGGACATATACAGTTGATATGAATGCTCTAAAAGTAGTGTTTGCAACTGCACCAGCAGAGGGAACACAAGTAGAGTTGTATCGAGAAACAGAACTAAACCGAGATACAAATTACCAAAAATATGATAACTCATTCCGCCCCGAAGCGGTGAATTATGACTTTGATAAGATATGGCATGTCTTACAAGAACAGGACATGATCGATGCTGAAAAACTTGCACGATTAAAATCTGAAATTGAATGGAGACGCACGCATGACGCTAACTTTGATGAATTGGCAAAAATGCGTGATGCACAAGTCTTTTCAGGCCTAAAACAATACATAGATACGTTTATTGCGGCATCTAATCCAAATATTTTTGAAGGCATTACTGCAGGCATTGTCTTTGCTCTAGATAAAAAAAGTGTTCAAACACACTTGGAAATTATCTATCAGCAATTAGTGGATGAAAGATTAAGAGCACAACAGGCTGAGCAAGAATTAGACAATAAAATAAATACCGAAAAAAATCGTGCTTTAGCAGCTGAAGCCAATCTACAGCTTCAAATTGCAACAAGCGCCAACGGCATCAAGTACTTTGAAACAGAAGCTCAGTTATTGGCATTTGTACCGGGCGAGACAGATCCAAAACAAGCATATGCTTTTGACACAAAGAAGAACTATCTTTGGGATTCTGCAAATTCAGTCTGGAAAGATGAGGGTATCAGTGCAGTAAATTCAGCTATCAATGTTCTATCCAAAGTTAATAGCCTCCTTAATCTTAACTCAGCTATACAAGCAAATACTTTTTATCATACGTTAAATGGAACAACTGTAGTCAAAGACAGTAACGCGGGATTGTTTGCAGTTGAAGCAGATGTAAGTGAGGGCGATTATTTAATTCTAAATTCACAAAGCTATCCAAATATCGGTGCATATTTTATTACTGATTCAAGTAATGCAATTATCGATACGATGGGTACAAATGAGATTCTCACTCAACCATATCTTGTGAAAATCCCAGCAAATGCAGCAAAGCTATATTTAAACTGTATCAATGAATATGCAGATAACTTTAATATTTCAAAAATTCCGACTGGATATATTGAACTTCTTTACACTGGAAATGACCGCCAACAGTTTACGTATTACACAAGCTCTAACGGCTCACCTGTAACAAAAAATAGTAATCATGGTGTATTTGCAGTTGAAATGGCAGTACAAGAAGGCGATTACTATCTAATTGATACAAAAGGGTTTGGTATAGCAGGCGAGTATTATGTCACAGATGAAAATAACAATCCGTTATCTTTCATGCTTGCTGCTGATGGTACCGATCTTCCTTATTTATTAAAAATTCCGAAGTTAGGCGTTAAGCTTTTTGTTAACTGTTCATACTCTTATGAAGATACATTCAGTATTAAAAAGCTGTCTAGTACTGTTTTGCGGATGCTTGCACTGTCTGGTAAGCGACAAGACTTTACCTTTTATTATGCTCCAGCAGGAACAATCAAACAGGAAAACAATACTGGCTTATTCGCTGTTGAAGCAAGTGTAGTGCCTGGTCAAAACTACTCAATTGATACGAAGAGTTTTGGTGTTGTAGGTGAGTATTACATCACAGATAGCGCTGGCAATGTTTTGCAATTCAAAGCTGCTGATAGTGTTGATGAAGATTACATCATTACTATCCCTGACAATGCCGCAAAACTATATGTGAACTGCACATACGATTATGCTGATAACTTCAATGTTGAAAGAATCTCAAATGCACTTTTAGCAAAGATTCCAGATGTTGATATGACAGTGCGGAGCACATTCCCGAGCTTCAATTACTTTGATAAGTTGAAAGTAAAATGTCCTAATTTTTATCAAAAATTTAAAGATAAAATTCAAGATGTGACAGTTGTATTGACTGGAACATCATTAACGCAAGGCAATCTTTACACAACTGATCGAGCAGATGCTTCAACTCGTCCTGCTGCTCTTCATACTCATGATTTAGCATCATCTGTATTTGATAAGCTCATTAAGCACTGGGATGGTCAAAAGTACCGACGGTATGATCATGCTGATTTAACTTACTCAAGCAGTTCATGGTCTGTTGTAAACCAATTGCCTGATTTTGTGTGGGATGATTATGCTCATATTAAAAATGGGTTAACGAAGACCACAACAGATGCAAACGCAAGCGTGTCAATGACAATCCCAGCTAATGCATGGCAATTTAACTTTGTGTATCGCTCAGATGGGCAGTGTGGTAATTGCACCGTTTCTATTGCAGAGGGCAATAGTAAAGTTGAGGCTTGGAACGGCTCAGCATGGGTAGAAGCAAACGGCTTTGTATTTTCAATGTATGAAGGTCCAGCTACTTCAACAAAAGGAAATACTCAGTATCAGAAACGCCTAAAAATGCGCTGTAAAAATAGGGCGTCTGGTGGCATTAATTCTATCGGCTCAACTAAGCAAATCACCATTTCAAAAGGCAATAACAGCAATAGATTTAATGTTGTAGGCTTTGAATGGTCACAACGTGAATTTATGTTGTTTGTCATTAATGGTGCGCGTGGTGGCTTTGAATGGGGAGATCCAAACGGCAATAGACTCGATCAATATCAAGATACTGATATCTGGTCATTTAACCCCGACTTGCTTTTAGCTGAAATCACAACAATCAATTGGGGGGCGTCTGATCCAGCTGCACTAAATAAAGATCCGTTGCACTACGTAAACAATGCAAAGCGGGCATATTTTAATGAATTTAATGATATGCCGACTTCTTTGTACGCCAAATCAAGCGGATACACAGTTTGTGATGTCATTTTCTATAGTGACACACTAGCAGCATCAAGCGCGGTAGCAGGTGCTTGGGATAGCGTGACGCATGAACCTAAGTTCGGTGTAGTAAGTGAAGCTGCTTCGAATGGCGGTCCAGTTGATAACATTAATGTCGGAAGAGCAAAGACAAACTTTGAAAACTATGAAGCAGTAGAGCGCTACATAGCAAGTAAAGACTATTTGTTTATTCCGATTTTAAGCACGTTTAAAGCAGTTACTGAAAACTACTACGGCAGCTATTGGGCTGGGATGCAGCCAAGTGATAAGACAGGTGAAACCCTTTCTATCGATGGCGTCCATTTCAATGACAACGGTGCAGCACTATTCTCGAAAATTGTTGCTTCAGTTTTTGATGAAATCTAAACACACAACAAACCACCACAAGCCTTAGCTTTAAATAAGTTAGGGCTTTTTTATTGCCGAAATTAGGGGGAAGGCATGGAATTTTGGAAATTCATTCAAGAGTTTCTACAGACTTTTGGCACAGCAATCACTTCATTTTTTATGGGGTTCATTATGGCTTATTTCCGAACGAAGAAAAAACTAGGTAAGGCTGATTGGGCTGAGTCCATTATGTGTGGGCTTTTTTCAGTTGGTGTCTGGTCTTTACTTGAGTGGCTAAATGTCCCGCAGATTGTATCTGTTGGTATTGCTTCTGGCATTGGTTATATGGGCACTCATTTTGTTAGTAACTTAATTGAAAAGCGAGTGAATAGAAATGAGTAAAACCACAAGCAATGCAGGGCTAAATCTCATCAAAGGTTTTGAAGGTAAGCGTCTTAATGCTTATGATGATGGGGTGGGTGTTTGGACAATTGGTTTTGGAACCATTAAATATCCTAATGGTGTCAGAGTTAAAAAAGGTGACACCTGCACTGAACAGCAAGCCGAAACTTATTTGAAAAATGATTTAACTAAGTTTGAAGTAGTTATCAATAAACTTGTTAAAGTTTCCCTTACTCAAAACCAATTTGATGCTCTAGCATCTTTTACTTATAACCTTGGTGAAACCAATTTAGCCAATTCAACTTTATTGAAGAAACTTAATAAAGGTGACTATCAAGGCGCTGCTGACCAATTCCTTGTCTGGAATAAGGCAGGAGGCAAAGTTATGAAAGGTCTAGTTCGTCGCCGAGAAGCAGAGCGAGCACTCTTTTTAAAGAAGTAACTTATATGTGTCAGCGTACCAAAGTTGCATCGATCATCACATTGCTGTGCTTAATCTTCTCCGGTTGCACAGCTCACACTATTAATAGTAATGTGAATGTCTCGATTTGTGTAAGGGCTTTGTGATGTCGCAAGTCATGATCATGGTTTCGGAAGCGGGCAGGATGGAGAATACTTGCAATCTACCCGCTGATTTAGATAAGAACGGGAATGTTCTTAAAATCTATGACTACTCATTAAAAGAGTTGACCATTAATTTAGATGGCACCGTGACTTACAACGGTAAAAGATGGACCTTTGATAAGAAGCAAAGTTTTTGA